TTCGGTCTCCATGCGCGGACAGCGCAGGTCACGATTGAACACGGCCTCGGCGCGGGCAATCGCGCGATAAATCCGGGCCTCCGCGAACCCATCATCATCCATCTCGTCGCGCACCTCGTCCACGAGGTCGCTCAGCGAGGAAATGGCGTTCTCGGGCGAGGTCAGGATTGCAATGGACATCAGAGCCTGCCCTCCCAAACGCGAAGCATCCGGTATTGATGATCGTTCAAGAGCTGGGCCGCCTTCTTCCTGTGCGCAGGGTCTGCGCTGAAGGCATCGACGCCATGCTCGATCTTCCACTTCATCAGAAGCGAGAGCGGAATGGAGGCAGCCAGCTTCCATTCCTTGCCGTTGCCGTGGCCGCCGCTGCGAAGCTGGGCGTTGCGATCGGTGATTGCCTGTGCGTCGGCCCACTTGGTCTTGAGGACCAACGTGCCGTCGCTGGTGGTGCCGATCAGCTGCTCGTTGCCGAATTGATCGACGCCGAGCGACCGCATTAGATGTAGCCCTTGGCCTTGAGGCTGGTGATCGTTTCGTCAGAAAGACCCTCAGCCTCCGTCCCTTCGCGGAAATGTCCGCCCTGGCCGTTCGACACGACGCCGCCGACCTTGATTGTGACGCCCTCGGGCTTCTTTGCCTTCGTGGTCATTGCGTTACCTCAAAGAAAAGGGGCTGGACCCGAAAGCCCAGCCCCAATGTGGTTGTCAGTTGCCTCAGGCCGCCTGAACGTCCGCGACCACGCCGTTGCCCGCCTCGTTCTCGCAAACGAGCGTCCATTCACGGCTCAGCATCTTCTTGTCGCTGTGGCCGGTCTTGGCGAGGTCGGTCAGGCTGTAGCCCTGGAGATCAGCCGCCTTCCACAGCGACGGGTCAATCACCAGCACGTCGCGCCCGGTGGTGAAACGCGACGGGACAAAGGCGATGTTGCCAAAGTCCGACACGTACACGTCAGCCGCACCAATGATGGTGGTGGGACGCGCGCCAGCAGCATCGTGGCGCTGCTGAGCGATGCCGGTGAACGCCGAAGCGGTCTGCTTCAGCAGGCCCGACATGAGGGCCATCGACGGTTCACCGCCAGCGGTCCACGCCTTCTGGATCACGTCCTTCAGCTGCGCTTCGGTGAAGTTGCGCAGGGTGCCGTTGGTCGCAGCCGCGTTGACGTAACCGCTGGTGCCACCCGAAAGCGTGCCATCCGCACCGCCCACACCACGATTGTCGTTGGTCATGATGAAGGCCACTGCGCCTGCGGTTTCACCCGGCGTGCCCGCAGCACCCGGCACGGCTGCGAAGTTGCCGCAAGCACGGACTTCAGCATCGCGCTTCAGTTCCTTCGCCTTCTTGCTCACCTGATAGGCGAGTTCGTCGGCGTAGCCTGCGGTGTCCACAGCACGCGAGGTGGACGAAACCGAGACGGTCTTGTCCATCAGCTGCGTGTAGTTGTTGCGGCGAACGGTCGCGGGCGCGGTATCGATGGTGGCATCGTCGCCTTCGATCGTCTTGTTCTGGCCGTCAGCAGCCGCCAGGGCATCCTGGAGCCACTCGTGCAGCCGCTGCTTGGCCTTGCCGGTCCCGATGTTCGACATGAACGGGGTGTCGGTGGGGCTGATGTTGGAGATGATGTTGCCCAGGTCCTCGCGAATGTTGGTGCGCGAGAAGGTCTGGACCGTGTTAGTCGGTACAGCCATTGTATTGATCCCTAAGTGAGAATTGCCTTGAATGCGGCTGCTGCATCCTCAACCTTGCCGGTTCGGGCGAGCCGCTCTTTTGCCTGTGTGAAAGCACGGTTGCCGCTGCCCTCGGGCTGGGCGACACCGGGCTTGAGGGACCGGGCCTTGCCCTCCCTCACGCGCTGCATCTTGCGCGACATTGCCGCGTCGTATTTCTCGGCCTTGGCCTTCATGTCCGCGACCAGCGCAAGCGCCTTCACGTCACGGGCGGTCATCCCCTCCAGCAGCTCGGCCCGGTCGTAACCAAGCAGGTCCGCAGCGGTGAATGCCTTGTCGAGATAGCTTTGCCGGGTTTCCGGGTTGGCGATCTCGGGAATAGCCATAAGTTCGCGGTCGCGGGCTTCGATGAACGCCTTGTGTTCACCGTCCTTCGCTTCCGCTTCGACTGCCGTGATCTGCTGCACGAGTTCATCATGCTGGGCTTTGCTGGCGTCGTATTGGGCCTTCGCGGCTACGTAGCGCTGCGGGTCCTGATAGGCGAGCTGAGGGTCAGGTGCCTGCGGCTCAAAAGCCGCGACGAACTGCTTCAACTGCGCTGCATAGGCCTGCTTCGCTTCGTTGTCGGCGGCGGCTGCTCGGGCTTCTGCCTCGCGCTGGGCCTCCGCTGCTTTGGTCGTGACTTTCTGCACGTCCTGATTGCGGCGTTGTTCAAGGCGGCTCACAAAATCCTGGGCTTCCGGGGGAAGCTGGGCGAAAGCTGCTTTTTCATCCGCTGACAGGCTGACAGGGGCGTCGATGGCCGGAGTTTCCGGTTCGACTTCCTGCTCGCCTTCTGGTTCCTCGGTCTCGTCGCCTTCTGAAAGGTCGAGGTCGTCCTCGGGGGTTTCTTCTGGTGCCGGGGCCTCCTGCTCGGGCTCGGCTTCCTGGAATACTTGCGAAAGAGCCGCCGCCGCGCTGTCAACCGTATGGGTAACAGGCACGTCAACGGCTTCCACAGGGGCTTCCTGTGAATGGGCCATTTCGTTTCCTCTGTGGTGGTTGCCCGCGTGGGGCGGCTTAAATCACGCTCTTGCGAATGGTCGCGGCGCGCTGGCGCTGGATCGTCTCGTCCCGGCGCACTTCGATCTTCCCCGACATGATGATGCCGCGAATACGCGCGTCCAAGCGGCGCACGTTGCGGTCGGCCATTGCCCAATACTGGAGCTTAGCCACGTCCTCGGGAGGGGTTTCCGCCGCTGCCTCGAATGCCTCCATGCGAAGGGCCGCGATCAGGTCGGCAATGCCGCCTTCCTCAAGGTAGAACTGTTCCCATCGCTCCGAGCGCGCGATCACGTCGCTGCCCATGGCGAGCCGGGCTTCAGCCAACGGCTTGATGTCGAACGTGCGGCACAGCCACAGGACGAGATGGGCGGCGAGGTTACGCATCAGCCTTCAACTCCGCCAACTGGCGTTCAAGTTCCGCGATTTTCGCGGACTTCTCATTAAGGTGCTGCGACAGGCCTACGATCTTGATCTTGGCTAGCTGAGCCTCAGGAACGCCAAATAACGCAGCGTCGAGGTGGAGCGATGCGACCACATCGGGTGCGCGTGACCATGCCCGGAGGTTACGCATAATCGTCAATCGCCTTGCAATCGATCGGCCGCAGCCACAGGCGCTTTCGGGCCACGTAGAAAACGCCATACCAGCAGGCCGGATGCCACCCTAACGACAACCTGAACCACCATGGGCCGATCTGGACCTGCTTGCCGATACGATCGGTCCAGGACATCCAGAGAGGGTTGGTGCGACGGGGCCTCATTCGCTGGAACCTTCCAGTCCACGACCGATCTCTCGCATTGCCGCCTCATACTTCGGACGTAGAGCCTCCCTTTCTTCGTCTGGGAGGGCTTCGAATCGCTCCTTCAGGAGGCTTAAATTGACATACCTCATTCGCTCAAATCTCCACCGGGCCGGTTAGCGCTCATCTTCGCTTCCCGCTCTGCCTTGCGCTCCGCAAGCTGCGCCTCCATCGCCATCTTGCGCTCCGCCAGTGCGAACTCGCGTTGCATCTTCTCCGTCGCAAGGCTGGCCTCGAAGTCCGCCTTGTCGCGCTCCAATTGGGCCTTCAGCGCATATTCCTCGCGCAGGGCCTCCAGTTTCGCGGCGGCTTCCTCGCGTTGCAGTGCCAGCTTGGCCTGTGCTTCCTCTGCCTTGGCTGCAATCTCGGCCTGTTTCGCCGCAACTTCAGGATCGGGCTGCTGGGCCCTTTGCGCCGCGTTGGCCTGGCCTTCCTCGCTGGCGGGGTCAAACATGAAGTCCTCGCCCTGACCTATGCCAGTGTCGCGGGCCATCCCGTCGAACCACTTGAACACATGCTCGGCGCTGGACATGC